AGATTAGACAAAGCTGTATTGTTTGCCATCTCATCCAATGCCTTTACCTTATCCAATTGATAACGCTGCACGTTATTAATAGGGCTGTGCTTGTATTTTTTTAAAGCTGTTTGATTCTTAGGCAGATAAGCATAAAGAGGCACGTTTGATGCCTTCTTTGCAATCTTTTTAATAACGGTAAATACAGTATCGTTGTTCGTATATGCATTTGCGTCTTTATCCCACCTGAAAAAGTTTACATTATTGCCAATATAAATACCGGGAAATGACATCGCTTTGGTTTTAATCTTTTCGATGCCTAAAAATTTTGTAATCCAACTCATTAGAATGCTACCCAACTGGGTGATTTTGATGTTAATTTTGTAAAGATAGCATATCGCATGGCATCCAGTAAGTGATCATGTTCTTTTACAGGTGATTCGTCCGATGCTATATTTCCATCCTTATCCGTTTTCCATTTGTACGATTGCAACTCTGCTTTAAGATTATTGCTATTGTGTACAATATGCAAAGGATATGATTTAATCTTCATGATGCCAGCCCATACATCTTTATCAGCAGGTTTGCAATTAAATCCGTTTCTGCTTAACTCCTCAATCGTTTTCGGCTCCGCTGCATCACAAAAGATCTCATCACTCCTCATCAAATTTAACGCCTTTAATTTGATCACTAAGTCAGAAATTGTCAACTTAGGCTCATATAATAACTCCTGCACGTAATTAGAGCCTTCGTAATGTTCTATCTTTACAAGTGCTGTTGGTACGGTATACCCGAAATCTAATCCGTAAAATACCTGTCCTTTATTCGGTAATTCACTAACCACTTTCCAATTCGTGTAAATAAGTTCCTTGCTTGCTCCCCTTTGCCCTAAGCCGTACACTTTCCACATAAAATCATCCGGTAAATCTTTGTAGCTTTCTATATAGTCAATTTGCTGCTGGCTTAGATTATGAATATTGTCTTTGTATGTTGAATGTATTTTTTTGTTTTTAGGATTGTCTGCAATGTCATAAACCCATGAATTAAATTCAGCAGGGTTCCAGTCCATAAAAATAGTCCCTGTTGTACGCATTGCCAATTGGTCAAACAAAAGCTTATTTATCAAATTAGCCTCATTGATAAAAAGCACATCCCTACCGGGGCCACGTGCTTTGCCTTCATCCTCAAGACCAAAAAGTTCGATATAAGAGCCGTTTGGGAAAGAATAAACGAAATCAGTCCACCTCATCCAATCTTCGTACCAATTACCTGTTTCTTTTAAAACCTGCTGTAAATCCCTAAATGCACCACGTTTGATGTGAGGCAAAGAATGCGAAACAACGGAAATACGTTTGTTCGCCTCGGTTGTTGCAATGCTAACAAGTATTTGAATTGTTGAGTAAGATTTACCGGAACGGCTCCCGCCCTCATTGCATATTATCTGCCAGCCATCTTTATAAGCCTGATGAGTCTGCCATATTACTTCGCTCGGTATCGCCATTTTTGCTTATAATAACAGGTTTTAATTGCGGAATATTTAAAGCACCTTCAATATTTAAATTTTGCTTTGTTTTTCCATATGCTCTTTCAAGTAATACTTCTGCTGCCCTTACATCACCTTTTAAAGCCTTTGTTTTTAATGCTTCAAGTATATTTTTTGCATCACTTAATCCGCTTTCCTCTTCACCTAAAACATCAGCCAACAAAATATCTATTTCCGGTAATTTCTTTTTTCGGCCAACATTTACCGTGTTACCTGACTTTAATTTGCCGCCATTTCTACCTTCACGCATAACGAGTTATTTACGGGAAATTAATAAGTTTTATCATAAATCCGTTTTATATTTTTAACCTCATAAATCAAATCACTATCTTTCCTTCTCAGATACATTCGCCGTATTACTTGGTAAACTGTCTTTCCGTATGCATAACATGGCAATGTATCCCTTATTGCTACCCTTTCAACATTAAACTCATTAAACAATACCCAAATGTAAAGATAACGTGCTTTGTCGTAATCCCTGTCTTTTATAGTCAACTCACGAAATTTTGGGGTTAGCATTTCCTTCTCAATAATTGCAGCTACTTTATTGATAAGGATGTTTTGCATTACCCAAATATTGTTTTAGGCAATTCGTCAAAAACCGTGAGCATAACCAAAATTAGCAAAATGTGATAAAAAAGCAAATTTTGATTAAATTTTCACTTTTCCCACTTTCCCGTATTTTTTCGCCTACTTATATATAATATATAATACACCTATATATTATATATATTTTTTTATTTTTATATTTATAACTAAAAAGAAGTAGGAAAGTAGGAATATAGATATAATAGCATTGATTATCAATAAGTTAATGTTCCAGAGTCAAAGTCGGAATCAAAAAATAAAAATAGGAAAGTAGGAAATGAGAACTTTTGACAAAGCCATTTTTTTCCTACTTCCCACTTTTAAAATGGTGTTTCCTCACTTTCTACTGATTCATTTGGGAATGAATTATTTTGATCAGGCCACGATATAAACCTGTAAAACCTCCCAGTTTCAGCACCTTTTTTATAACTTAGATCCACTTCTACACCCCTAACATGTGACCATTTTTTTATCCATTTAGTCAAAGTTGTTTGCGTTATTTTGTTGTTATTACAAACCTTATGAATTAACTCTAAAACATCCTGTTTTGACTTACTTATATAATAATCAGGGTTATTTGTATTAATTTTAAATAATGACATATTTACTGCATTTACTACTAAACTTCCATTCTTTTCAGACTTTTCATTTTTAAGTACCTGGGGAGCAAACAAAAAGAAATTGTTTTGCAATTGATCGTCCATCCATTCAACAAATCCCCTGTCAGTATCGTTAATCAGGTTGCGATCTATTGAGTTTGAAGTCCTTACGGTTATTTTGCCGCGATCCTGTAAGCTTAAATATTTTTGCGCACATGAAATCATAAAATTGTCAAATTTTGACCATTCTATAGCATCCCAGTCAATAAAGAATGCCCTGCCGAATTCATCTACAGGCTTGTAATTAGATGTAAAATGTTTTACTACAGGAAATTCAAACTTTCTATCGTACGTGCTATCATCCATTTCACCAACGGCGTAATTGGATGTTATAATTATTTTTGGTGATGTTTCATAAGGTATAATAACTTTTGCCTTGTTCTTTGCGTTTATTTCAATTCCTTCCGTTATCTGGCTGAATAGCTTTGTAAACCTGAATGACTTTTCCACATCATCAATAAAGATGAGATTTGTATCCATTTGTACTGATTGCCAAAGGAACGAATCGCTAAAATTCATGGTCTTTCCGTTTATGTAACTTGTTTTTCTAAATTCCTTTATGAATTTAATCATCACACCTTTACCTGATCGACCCTGGCTTTCACCTTCAGATTCAGCAGAAACATCCTCCATTATCACCGTTGCCTTACTGATTAATGGATCTTTATAGCGGCTTAAATTATAACCTATAATCTGTTCTAATTGCGTAACATCATCACCGCCCAGGATACCGATAAACCTTTCAGCATCACATCCGCTATAATTTATAGGCTCAAATCGTCTGTTTATGATGTTTTCCTCCCAAACCAAACCTTTTATTTCATTATACAAAAAAGGCTCACAATTCTCATTTGTGACCTTTACAGCGCAATTATTAAAGAAAAACCAAGTTTCATTTTTACTATCCCTTACAAACTCCCTGTTTAAATTACCGATAAGACCCTGCATAAGACCGCCACTTTCTTTAAATATCACAGGCACTTTCTCAATCATATCATCTAAGATATCCGGCTCAACTTCATTTAAAAAAGCTTTAATTAGATCAGATGTTTCAGCTATTCGCACTTTGTTGTTAATTACTTGCACTAACTGATTATCATAATAGTAATAACCTATAGACTCAAGCCATGCAGATAATTCAGTATATTTAATCTTTAAACGGTGCTTTTCCTTTTTCCAAAACTGCCCTTCATCTGTAATATTTATTCCAATGCCTTGTGTTGCAAGCTGTTTTTGTGCGTTGTGTATATTGCCATCATGATAAAAATGAGCGTAAATACCAAACGGTGTATAACCTTTACCGGCCTCAAGATCGCTTCCTGTTGAGAATAGATAAAGTATGTTTGACTCTTTAAATATACTTCCTGAGTGGCGGGATGTTGCACCGGGTCTGCAAATAACTACTCTGTCATTTAATTCCATCACTACTTTCCAATTTCTTTCCGTTAATTCATCTTGTATATACCGCCAATCATTTTGAGCGTTAAATACTTTCCACGGACTATCTTCACGCACATAATCTTTTTTCTTTACCTCATAAATAGGTGACTGATCAAAAGACTTGACAACTGACATAAGCCAACCCCTTTCTTCTATGTCAAGCTTTGGCAGTTCGCATGGATTTCCTTTTATGTAATAGTAGCCAGCACTGGGAGCCGTTTTGATGTATTGCTTATTCGTTTCGTCAATACGTTCTACAACTGTAACAGGATGCGGACTACCTTCAACCCTCGCCAATACCGGATCGCCTCCGACCTTTTCGGCATAATATTCAATATGTGCGCCACCTGTAGGTGTGCTACATATTACCAATTTTTCATACAATTCAGGCCATCCCTGCTCTATTGTGTTAAGTATGCGTCTTGTTATTCCTTTGCAGTTCTTTTCATCAATATCAATTACTTCCATCCCACGCTGCAACATTATTCCAATGTCGCAGTCACGATCAAAAAAATAAGAGACATTATGTAAATTAATCGGGTTTTTTACTACATCGTTAATACGCTTTATATTTACAGTTGGCCGCTTTTCACCTTTCATCAGAGGGATGACATGATGGCCACATTCAATCAATTCCTTTGCAGCAACAAAACACGCTTTGTCAATTATTTCGCCTTGTTCGAGATAGTCGTATATGTTCATATAGATTTTTTTAAACTGTCAAGATATTTTAAAGACTCTTTAATTTCATCAATACTTTCTCTTACATGTATATCATCATAATGATATTTAACATTTAGTAAAGTTGTATTATCCGAATCAGGTATTATTTCTAAAACATAATCAAAATTTATGTATTTTATTTCGTCGCCTTTTGGATATATTACGGTTACTTTAATAAATTTCATACTGAATATTTTTTTTCGATTAATTTAGCTTCTTCTTTTGCTGCTTTGTAATGCTTTTGCTTTACATAAAACTGAATTGCTTTCTTTTTTTCCCCTGTGGGAAGCGGCTTTCTACCGCGTGTTTCTTTTTTCATAAATATATATTTTTTGACAAAGATAAAAAAATTTTTTTGTAATTAGAAAAAAAGTATATATTTGCATTAAATATTTATTTATGGTAGATCAAAATGAGATTTGGAAAGATATTACAGGGTACGAAGGCTTATATCAAGTTAGCAATTTTGGCAATGTTAAAAGATTAGCAGCAACCGTAACTGCTTTATCAAGATGGGGAACAATTAGACAAATGAGATTTGAATGTAAAAAAATAAATATATCACATAAATCAGGAAGTGGTTATCCAATTGTTACACTTTCAAAAAATGGGAAAACTAAAATATTCAGTATTCATAGATTAGTTGCTATTGAATTTATTACAAATCCAAAAAATTTAAATCAGGTTAATCACAAAGATGGCAATAAGTCTAATAATTATTATCAAAATTTAGAATGGTGTACTCATAGTGAAAATATGAAACATAGTTTTCATGTATTGAATAATAAAAAAATTAACAGGAAAAAAGTTATTGATAATAACACAGGAATAATATATGAAAGCATAATGAATGCTGCAAATGAATTAAATATAAAATATTCTACACTTGCAAGAAAATTAACAGGATCACTTAAAAACAACACAAGCTTAAACTACACAACATGAAAGGTTACACTATTAATAACAATCAATTAACGCTGCTTGATGCACGTTTCTACCAGACAGATGATGGCGGCTATGTTCCCTCCGTTACAACTATCCTTGAGGCTTACCCCAAAGGCGCGGCTTATTTCAATTGGCTCAAGGAAGCTGGCAAAGATGCCGATGAGATAAGAGATGAAGCAGGGCGCAGGGGATCTGTAGTTCATAAACTCACAGAGCAATATGATGAAGGCGCAGAAGTTAAGCTTGTAAACGACAACGGATCCATTGACTACAAACTGAATGAATGGGCCATGTTTGAAAGATACGTTGAGTTTCGAAAGCGATTTCAATTTGTAACCGACTGCATCGAATTAAATATTATTAGTAAAGACTTAGGTTATGCCGGCACGATTGACCGTGTTATAAATATGAACGGTGAACGGATCCTATTAGATATAAAAACCTCAAATGCTATTTATCCATCATACTGGCTGCAATTGGCAGCTTATCGCAATTTGCTTTTTTCGATGGGTGCAGAAGTTGACAAAGTAGCTATTTTATGGCTTAACGCTAAAACACGTACTGAGGGCAAAAAAGGTGACATTCAGGGCATTGGTTGGCAGATGATAATGAAGGATGATACAATGCATGATTCACAACTATTTAAAGCCACACATCAGTTATGGCTTGCCGAAAACCAAAATAGTAAACCAAAACAACTCACATATCAAATTAGCCATAAGTTATGAAAATTACATTAAAACATGAGGTGCAGGTAATAGACCATATAATTTGGGTGAAAGTAACTGCAAACTGCTTTTTATTGGATGGATCTATTGAAGTGGAGGATTTTGAATGGGATGATTATTTATACACACACACAGAAAACCTCGCAATTGAGGAGCAAACGGAAAGCAAATATTTTATTAATAAATACATTGATGCATATCATCAATTAAACTTTTAACCACGCCTGCTCTGGTCACAGGCATTTATTATGGGCTTAAGCAATACAACAGGAGGGATTACCTACCTAAATTTAAAAGAGGGCAAATTTGCCCGCAAAAACGCCAACGGCGACATCGAGTTATTTGATGCTGTAGATGGGTTAATTACCGGCATCGAATTTCATGATGATGAGTATAATGGCACTAAGTTCCGCAAACTGAAGTTAGTTCTTGAGGATGAAGGGCAAAAGTATTTAGTGCAGGTTCGCACCGATTCAGGCTATTATCGCGGGCTTACTAATGCCATTGCGAATGCTGACATTAACCAGCCTGTGAAGCTGATCGCATCGAGCAAAACAGGCGAGAATGGCAAACCTCAGACAACGATCTTTGTCAATCAAAACGGCAAGGCTCTCAAATGGAAATGGTCAAAGGATAACCCTGGCGATCTACCCGAACTTGAGAAGGTAAAAGTAAAAGGGCAGTTTGTTTACGACAACTCAAAGCAGCTTGAATACTTTGAGAAATTCTGGAAAACATTATTTACAGAAAAACCAAGTGAGGAAGATTCTCCGTTTTAATCACATTCACCCCCTGCTATTATTAATAATCGGAAGTTAGCTAAAAAGGAAGGCGGGGGGTGATTTTTTTAACTAATCTTTATGGATATATTTTCCCAAGTTACCAACGAGGACTGCATGGCATTAATGGCACGCTATCACGACAAGTATTTTGAACTTGCTGTAGTTGATCCGCCGTATGGAATAGGGTTTGATGGGCAGAAAGAAAGTACATCAAAACATGGTGGAAGAAGAGCAAAACAATTTAAAGGATGGGATAATAAAATACCTGATGAAAATTATTTTATTGAATTATTTAGAGTATCTAAAAATCAAATTATTTGGGGCGCAAATTATTTTACTAAATATTTGCCAGCATCAATGGGTTGGATATTTTGGGATAAAAAACAAAGAATTTGTAATTCAGATGGAGAGCTTGCATTTACATCATTTAAACAAGCGTTAAGAGTATATGAATTAAATAGGGTTTATATTACTCAATATGGAGATACTATACATCCAACCCAAAAGCCAGTAAAATTATACGACTGGATCTTCAAAAACTACGCAAAGCCAACGGATAAAATCTTAGATACTCATTTAGGCAGCGGATCGAGTCGCATAGCAGCGTATAAAAACAAACTGCATTTTGTAGGATGCGAATTAGATAAAGATTATTTTGAGGCGCAGGAAAAACGATTTAAACAATTTAAAAGTCAATTAACTTTATTTTGATGCAACCACGCCAATATCAAATAGAAATAGCAAATAGCGCCGCCGATATTATCCGCAAATACGGATTAGTTTACTTAGCTATGCAGGTGCGAACAGGCAAAACCGCCACCGCTTTATTAACCGCTGAGAATTTGGGAGCTGAAAAGGTTTTATTCGTTACTAAGAAAAAAGTAATAGACGGCATTTTAGCGGATCATAAGGCGTTAAATTTATCCTTTGAGATTGCCGTTACTAATTATGAACAATTGCATAATCTGCAATATTTGCCAGATTTGATAATTTTGGATGAGGCGCACTGCTTAGGCCAATATCCTAAACCTGCAAATAAAGTAAAGATTCTAAAAAACATCTGCAAAGGCAAACCGATCATCTATCTAAGCGGGACACCTACACCTGAGAGTTACAGCCAGCTTTTTCATCAGCTTCATGTTAGCAGTTTCTCACCTTTTCGCAACTATGTGAATTTTTACAAATGGGCAGCGGATTTTGTGGATATAAGGCTCAAGTATTTTAAAGGATTAAAAGTAAACGACTATTCTAATGCAAACCAAACTAAAATCAAAACCATGACAGATCATTTAATCATTCCTTTCACACAGGAACAGGCAGGATTTAAGCAGGATGTAATTGAGGAAGTTGTAAAAATTAAGATGCAGCCATCAACATATTACCTTGCCGATAAGCTTAAGAAAGACAGGATCTTTAACGGAAATAATGGCAATGTTGTTCTTGCAGATACAGGAGCCGCTTTGATGAGTAAACTGCATCAGGTATACTCAGGTACGGTTATAGACAAAAAAGATGAATCTGTAATTTTTGACCGTACCAAAGCATACTGGATTAAAGAAAATTCCAAAGGCAAAAAGATCGCTATTTTTTACAAATACAGAGCGGAGGAACATATGCTTTATCTGACATTTGGGGCAGACCGCTTCACCACAAATCCTGAGGAGTTTGCACAAAGCCAAGATAAATGGTTTATTTCGCAGATAAGCAGCGGCAGGGAGGGCATTAATCTAAGCACCGCCGAGGCTCTTATAATGCTTAATATCGACTTTAGTGCGGTTTCATACTGGCAGGCACGCGCCCGGATGCAAAGCAAAGACCGGGAGGAGCCATGTAAGGTGCTGTGGCTGTTCTCAGAAGGCGGCATTGAGGAAAGGGTTTACAAGATGGTGAAGCAGAAAAAAGACTATACATTAAGCTATTTTAAACAGGACTTTGAGATAGGGTAAAAAAATATTTGGAAATATTAAAAAAGTTATTAACTTTGTGGAAACAAACTAAAAACCTAAACCATGCACAAATCATCATTTGACCTTACTAACAGAAAGGCAGCCATTGTAATCGCTGTAATTATCATCCTCGGTCTTTTTGCAGATAGCATTTAAAGTATGGAAAGCAAAATACAGGCTGCAATTAAAGCTAAATTTGAGCGATCCGGCTGGATCGTTGTGAAGTTAATTCAAACTAACTGCAACGGTATCCCTGATCTGATGTGTCTTAAGAACGGAAAAACAATCTTTGTCGAAGTTAAGCAGCCGGGAAAAGAGCCAACCGAACTACAGAAATACAGACATTCAGAATTAATAAAACAAGGCTTTACAGTACACGTACTTACAAGCGATAAAGATTTAATAATTTAAAAACCTAAACACATGACAAAAGACAATTTCATTCTCCCAGAGAAAATGGTGAAATCCATTATGGAACATGTAGACCAAAAATATGTTAAGATAACAAATAGCAAGCAATATATCCACGGCTATTATTTAGTAGATCTTGAATACGATGCAGAGCATATTTTTGAGATATTGCTACAGGTATGGCACTCAGGTACTTATTACGGAATGAATAAAATGGTTAACGCAATAATTGACAAATGACAACACAGGAAGCAATACAACTTATTGAGAGTGAGCTAACTCCATATTTTAAAAAAGTACCCAAACCGTTACTAAACCGAATCAAGCGTATTATAAAAGGCACAAAGACACTAATTCACCGGGAAGTGCCTTTGATCGATCAGGTGGCGGCGGCTCCAAATCTGCAAAACGAATGGCTAGAAATATGTAAAATGCACAATATAGATCCTACTGAAGCAAAAAAAGGTAGGGTGCAAAGTAGGGTAAAAGTAAGAATTCATTTTGTTAGGCATATAATAAGTAAATATGAAAATGTTACTTTACAAGATATTGGTGCTTTTTTAGATAGAGATCATTCAACAATTATTTACATGAGAGATAAATGCAAAATGCCTTGTCCGATACCTCCGTTTTATCAAAGAAGATTTACAATTATACCAGATAGTATATAAAAACAAAAAAATAAAATCTTTTATAACCGATAACATATAATATGAGAAAACAAATACTAACTCCCGAACTGAAAGAGATTATAATAAAAGGATTAAAAGATGGCAGAAAGCCGAAAGAAATTGCAGATGAATTAGGAATAAAAAGACAGGCAATGGGTAGCTATTGCCGGGACTACAAACATCTGTATTATCATAAATGTGAAAGCACTTATTTTAATGTAGATCTTTACGCTAAAACAATCTCAACAATATGAAACAATTAACAGCAGTCGAATGGCTTGTAAATGAGATATTTGCAGCTAAGACAGAAGCATGGCAAAAAGAGATAAAACAAGCTATACAGATGGAAAAAAACCAAATGGAGGAGGCGTATTGCCAAGGCTGTAAAGACATTACAGATAACGTTGAAATATTCCCAAGAATAACAGCAGAAAAATATTACAATAAAACTTATAAGAAATGATTTCAGCTATATTACTACCGATCTTCTCAATACTAATAGCATGTGTATGTTATTGGTATTCTCTGACAAATATGCAGGATGAACATCCTGACTATAAAGGCGATGATTTTATGCAGGATTAAGCAAGTAAACTCATAAACGTTTTGAATTTAGCTTGTCGATCTGCAAGTCCATGAGTGCCGCCGTTTACTCTTCGTGTAACCGCTGTAACTGCTTCAGTAGTATTTGCATCGCAAAGCTGCCAAAGTTTATTTCTGTCAAAATACCATAAAGCTGAATCCATTGGATACTTTGTAGCTACAAGATCAGGATTAGCAACGCAGTTTTCGTTAACGTATTGACTGAAAAGCTGATAATTACTTTTTCCTGTCAATTGCAAATAACCTCTGCCACGAAATAGATAACCTTCTCCGCTTGCTTCATTGCCATTACCCATCCTGTTAGCATATACTCTATTGCCGATCATTTGCGGCTGCATGGCATACCTGTTTGCAAGTTCTTGAGTATGGAAGTATTTCGGAAATATTTTAAGTAGACCTCCAGCGGAATATCTTAAATTCTCATAAACTAATTTAAAGTTTCCGCTTTCGTGTGCGACTTGAGCAAGAAAATGAGCGAGCCTTGTGGCATTTGTAATATTTGATAGGTTTTTGCTATTTACCAAAAATTGGTAAGGTGCTGCAGGAATCTTAGTTTCCAGTTTCTTTATCATTACGCTGCTCATATTCTTTAATGTATTTTTTAAGTTTACCTTGTGCTGCAAAAATAATTCTAAAAGTGTTTTTCTTTACGGTGTTAATGTCATCCAATTCATCATCATAAGTGCGATATTCGGCGTCTGTTAATTCAGCAAGTGTACTTAATACCGATAGGCTGCTATCGATAATCTGCAAAAGTTCATTTTCATTCCACTCTCTAAAATCTTGTATTTGCATTTCTTCACTCATAAGATTTTACCTTTAAATATTCGGTAATTTCTAACCTCAAAATCTTTGCCATTTGCATCTAAGTCGACCATTGCGAAACCTTGTGACCACCTGTTCAATGGCATATATGCGGGATTTAATTCACAAAGGCAACCGAGCGACCAGGTAGTTGTAATTTCGCCGTTCATATCCGTTTCCGTATGTTCTGATACTTGGTGATTATGCCCTTGCATTGCAGACACCTTACCTTTCATGTATAAACCTCGAGCAATGTTTACGGGACTAAATACAGATGGGTATTCATGACCATGAATAATATTCAGCTTGTTAGCTTTAATAATTCGCTTTTCACCAACCACTACCATGCCACGTTCATTTGCTTTGAGTAGTTCAGACAATTCGAAAGCTTGTATACCGAGCAGTTCCGGTGCCTTCTGCATCATGTAATGCTGCCACCTCTCATCGTGGTTGCCAAGCTTATAAATTATCTTAGCACCAAATTGATCTAAGACATCGAGCAGATCGTTTACCGCTTTCAGTTCATGAGCCACACTTCTTTTTCTTGTATCCTTCATAAATCTACTCAGCTGATAGAAGTCGATTGTGTCACCATTGAGTAATATTACATCAGGCTTTTCCTTTGCAATCATATCGAACGCACATGTCAGAGCAGATATGGAGTGATAAGGTACATGAATGTCACTTAGTACTGCGACCTTTTTACCTTTGATGATATATGGATCGTATATTGTTTCCTCCGACTCAGGCAGCTTCCAGGGATTTTTCGGTCTTGCCTCTGACATAAGAAACTCAGTTTTTTTGCCTAAGTCCTTAACTTTCTTTTTACCTGTTTTGCCTTCGATGTATCGTAGCCAATGCCTCGCATCTTCGACATTGTTAAAAGCTTCTTTATTTTCAGCATACATGATCCTGGCAAGGGTAAGGGTCGGCATTGCCATGCCATGTTTTCGCCTGTACTCCCTTGCTATATCTGTTTTTGTCATTCTATTAATTTATCGATGTCGATTTTATGTTCCTTCGCTTGTTGCCATAAATACTCAAAAACATCGTCAATAGTTGCATTCTCGTTATGTTTAAAATGCCGCTTTCCGTTCATAAGCACATCAAAAATATAGGCTGCCATGTCTAAGCTATACATTGCCCGCTCCAAAGCTTGCCTATCTTCAGGCTCATTTAAATCATATTTGATCGTAACAATTGCCATAAATAACCGAAAAGTACAACGAATAAAACAGAAATCAAACGTAACGCATAAAAACCGCCCAAATTTCGGCTTAAATTATCAATTAAGCTATTGGTATGGTCGGAAAAATAATCCAATGGTAAGCCTCTAAATGCGTTTAAACACACGTCGTAAAATAGACCGCGACAGCCTATATAGTACAAACCATACACCAAAACATCCCCAGGCGTAACTTCTGAATAGTAGTCAACTGATAAAGCAAGGCAAACGATGAATAGTATAACCGCTATGTTAACCGATATAAATTTGCTGACATTTGCCACCTTGCCATGCGTTGCAACTATTCGCAGCCACTCGATTGCAGCGGCTAATATAGCAGATGAAATAGGAAGGATGAAAGTAAGCATATTATTCAGTAATAAACCAAACGTCATGATGATCGGGCCACAATAAGGCCCAAAAGAAGATAGTCCCGAAAACGATCCAAAGCAGACCGATTTTAAACTGAGCGGTTTTCCAAAAGGAAACATTGATATCAGATTCCGACCATTCGTAATAACCGCCTGGATAACCTGGTCTTTGCTTTTGATAACGGCTACCGCTTTTGCTCGCTTTGTATCCAAATATAAAGAATACTAAGGGCGGCAGATAGCAAAAAAAAAGAGCCACGAACATATCGAAGCTAAATTCTAAAGGTGCGAGTTTCAATAACATATGTTGAGTTTTTATTGATTCCATGTAGGAAAGTTCTTATTCAGCATCTTAACGATGCTTGACTTCCTTTTGTATGTTTCAGATGTAAATAAGACCTGACCATTGCGAGCCTCAATGATGCAATACCATTGCTTATCTTCTGATTGTAATATCTGAAATTTCATTTGAATAGTCTTATGATTGGTTTACGAAATGTCCATATAAGTAAAAGCAATACCCACCATAAATACCTATTACGCTGCTCTCTATACTTTTCCGCTTTGTCAGTTAATGCCTTTACTTTTTCCCTTTCCTTGTCAAGTTTTGCGTTTACTATAATCGACAATTTTGCACAACTATCAAGTATTACTTTACACCTTGCAGTATTCTCCTGTACCTTAGTGATGTACTTATATTTCACTACCGGCACCTTCTTTTCCTGAAATATAGTTACAATCTCTTTCTTTGTTTCAGCATCCACCTGGTTGCCCAAAAGCGAATCAA